CGCAGGGGAAAGGGGACAAGCCCCACGGCCGTACACTCACAAAGGAGTGAACTCAGTACGGCCTACACCACGCTCGATTTATGTTGACGTCGAGCGGACGTCCAGCACGCAGTAAGTGCTTCACATCGGCAAATGGTTCTTCACCACGCCGAAGGAAGAACTTCATCAAGGCGCCCACTCCAGAGGCCTCAGAACGAGGCAGGACTGAGCGAACTACATACCCTTCTACAAGGGGGGTATGCAGGTCCGCGTGAATCTTTTCAGCCTGAGGGCTAAAAGATACACTACGGCGACCCAAGATGGAAGAGGTGGGCTCAACGATTGGAAAGCGGGGAAGCACTCTCGCAATCTTGTTGTCGAGCCAGCTTGCAGTCTTCCAGAAACCACGTTCATACATGTGGTTACGGAATTCGACAAGACTCACCACTTCAGATACGTGCTTCCGTGAGGTAGGGAATTCACGACGAAAACGTACCGGAGTAACATCGGTACCATCGTAGAAATCTCCACCACAAGACTCCCGGAATTTGCCATTCCAGAAGGACTTGCTGACATTCACCTTGAGACCGAAAGCCTCAAGATGGTCAATCACGGACCGTACACTGTCCACGGGAACAATGATATCATCCCCGTAGACGCGCACCGAACCCCGAAGTGCAAGAATATCACTTCGGGTAAACCGGGTGCTGAGCGATGCTTGAATCCCCATAAAGACAATGGTCGTAAAGACCAGAGCCTCCATTGGGAAGCAGAGCGCTGAACCCATCGACGCGTACTTGGCTAGGGGTACTACCCCGAATCCAGGTACATCAGCCTTGGTCGATCTAACCGCTTGAACGGCCGAAGCAAAACTTGGCCATCTAGCGAGGAGATCAATTACATGCTGATTCGAAACTCTATCGGATGCCTCACTCATATCGAGCGTGGCCAGGCTTCCTGTGAAGGAGCCTTCCGCAGCCATTACCCTGTTGGGGTCCTGGTCGCGGAAACCGACGAAGCCAAAAGCAAGGTTCGGGCGGCGTTGAGAGTGCTGCCCACAAAAACCTTGTTCGAGCTTCTGAACCAGTGGACGGAGGAAGGCCTGCTGCATATACTGCATGCAGGTTGGCTCCACCGCAATGATTCTTGGAGTCTTGAGCGTCTTGGGGACGGTTATGACCCTTACGGGTCGTTCGTCCTCAGGTTCGATGAAGTGCACACGTTCCAGGTCTTCATAGTAGGAGACGTTAGGCAGGACCCATTCCTCAAAAGGGAAGAGGTCATTGAGCCTAACAGGCCACTCAACCTGATCGAACTTTTGGTTTCCCTTAAGTCGATCGGCCGTGGCCCCTGGCCCGTGCTTCGGGAGGAGAATAGTCTCCTCATCCCACTGCAAGAACTCAAAGTCCTCGCTAGTGGAATAGGTATTCCTCGTTCTGACTCCAGGGCCTACCAGATACTGGTAAACCTCGTTGTCGAGTTCTTGGAAGACCTCCCCGAATATGAGCGCAGCCATTCGCCGGAATTCCTCACGGAGCTCTGGTGAAGTTGCTTCGTCTGCACTTCGCACGTCATTCTCACACTCGATGTACTTACGCATGGCGCCTTCCTTACGTGCATCACTGCACTCCAGAAGGATCTTGCCGTACAGCATAGTAAGCTGTCGGATAGACAAGATGCAATCCACGCTTGGGTCATCGAGCAGCACACCAGTTTCACGATCAAACACTTGATCCAGGAAACCTCCTAAGAATAGGGGGAGACCTCCTCTTCGCCGAAATCCAACGAAGAGAGTGGGATCTGTCTTACCCTGCTCCAGACTTCTCTCGAAGTCTTTTGCAAAGGCAGGCAAGGTGATAGTCAGGAATGACACACCTTCGTGTTTGCATCGCTCCGCGACTGTTTTATAGTCACGGATGGCGCTGGTACAACAAAAGCTAGCGAGTTCATTGGCTAGCTCTCTCCACAGATGCATCAGGCTTTTCATCATCTCCCACCTTAAGGGGGGTCGGTGAATCCTTTTCCCATGCATCCTCTAGCAAGAAGCTACTTCGTGATCCACCATGCAATCGAATGACTGCAATATGGTAAGATCACGAGAGTCCATGCCAAGAACCTAAGCTTTCCCCTCAAGAAGGGTAGTCTTAGGATACACCCGCGCGTGGCGCGGGGGATCCGTGTCACCACGGACCAGAGGACTAAGGACTTCTCCTTAGTTCTCACCTCCCAAAAGCTGGGAGACCTTGGCACCAGAACTCGCCGTAAGAAAGGCGAGGAAGCCATCGCAGACCTGCTTCAGGGTTGCATTGGTGTACCCAGTGATGGGTGCATCGACAACCAGGTAGACAGCCGCGTTGGCCTTCACGTTGACGCCCGCCATAAGCGGGTCAGCAGCGATCTGGCTTGCGTCAAGACGAATAACACGGCGAGTCCGCTTCCCGTAAGAATGGGAAACAGAAAGCTTGTACGTGCCATCGTCCTTGCTGAAAGCACCAGTGTTGACACCCGAGGAAACTCGGGGCAGCGACTGGGCAACAGCGTTGACAGTAATGGACTGAGGATCGGCGTAAGCCATGGGAACATCTCCTTCGAGGGATGCTAAGTTAGCATCATGGTGTTATTCTGACATGTGAGTTCAACATGCCAGCACGTGGCTATCTGGAATAGATAGCATACACGTGTGGGCTCACGTTCGGGACAAACCCAACGCTACCAAGATGGCAGTCTGCCGGCTCGAAAGAGCCTGCATATTGAAGCCGAAGCCGTACGGTGTTGAAGGCAAACGAAGAAGGTTAACACTCTCCTTCGTTTGGTGACCGTAGTCACTTGAGTGCACTGTCCGCAATTTCTTTTTGGACATAGCGTACCCATACTGCAACACCAAACCGTCGGATCCTAGCGCGGAAATGTTGTGCAAAACATCGCCAACATTCCCAAACCAGTCCGCGGCCCAAGACCAGGGTGACAAGTTCCAAACAACTTCAGGCGTAATATCTACACCTAGAAGTTTGTCTGCCATACTATGGTAGTATGCGAACTTGGATTCAAGGTCAGGTCCCATAGGGACGTGATACCGGAAGCAACCGGAAAACCACAGTTTGTCTTCTGTGGTTTCATGAATCGAACCCTTCCCACCGCCGTAACGGGCATTCAGTCCAAAGACAATATTTGCTGTGTCTGAGGACTCCGTTACTTCGTTGAGGACGTAGCGCCTGCGTATCTTCTTGTCACTACCAGATCGGTAGGAATCAAGAATCTTCTTGTGGTGCTTAACTGCATATGCAAAATCCTGCAGATCCGCAAGAAGAGGGAGCCAACCAAATTGGACGTTCAGATACTCGCCACCCGCTGAGCGGGCGACGTGTGCTCTGTTTTTCCAGGTCTGAACTCCCGAGAGAGCAGGCAAGCCTTCCCGTGCAACTTCTCCTAGAGCAGTTGACAGGTTGGCCGTTGAAGAGTTGGGTGTGGTGCGAGCAATCATTGTCGCACCTTTGGCATTCAAAGAGTCAGTGGATTCCTGTGAAGGAATCGACTTACCCAGAAAGCCGCTGGCTGCTCGTGGCCATACTGGCCCGCGGTAGCCTGCAACGTTGATGTATGTCGGTTCAACCGAGACGGTGTTTCGAACAAGTCGAAAAACACCGCCAACATCACCGTCGCCCAAGGACGATAGATTATGCCCCTTCGAGTACATAAAGAACTCGTTGAAGCCTTCCATCGTCTCAGTCTTCATGGGAGGAGAACCATACTCGTACTTATATGAGTATGCGAGCTCCCTGCCGGTCTTATTATAAGTCGGCTCTGCCATGAAGGACTCCCTTCATCTACGTGCGTCTTGTACGGTAGTATCTGAGAGAGATACCAGCTCCGGATGGTCCCTTAGGGG